TTTCAGATGAAACTTTGGAGTCAAAATAGCACCAGCTACAATAGAGTTAGAAATAGCTGTCAAATCAAACTTGAGCAAGGAACGATCAACATATTTGGTGGTCGTCGTTGTCCAGTTGGGATCATTGCGAATATCCACACCAGAGGCAGTTCCAGAAAGACACCCACTAGATCCAGTCAGTTGGCCCGTAAATATTCCAATCCATGTACTGCCACTGAAAGAGGCAGATAATGATCCGCTCAAACTTCCAGAAACGCCTCCGTTGTACTCGGCAATGGCTCCTCCGCCGATTGAGCCACTAAAGTATGATGCCGAAAACATAATGGCAGACCCAGAAATAGTTCCGGTTGAATTTGCAACAGTTCCTTTCAAGGAGCCCGTGAAAATACCAGTGAAATATTGAACGGAATAAGCAGCAAAAACGGTGTTCGTGTAGTTGTAGTTCTTTGTGGAAGACAGAGCACGAACGACAGCATTGGACGTTCCAACTTGCAGGATTTCGTCTATGCCAAAGTTCTTGTCGGCATACCCCGGACGACTGGAAATGTAAGTGTCTTGAGATGGATAGATGAAATGATGCATTTTAGTATGTTTTCTCCTTAAACGGAATTCGTATGAATCGACAATGAAGATATTCTTCTATTGCTCGTTGACGGCGGATGTCTTTCTCCAGAAGATCTCCGTTCGAGTCAAAATGTTGATGTTCATCAATTTCTATTACCACATTCTTATTTTTATCGTACCCATCCACGAAATATCCTACACACGAATGCTCGCCTCCATTAAGAGCGTGCTGAAAGTTATATCCATTAGCCTTTCCATAATCATCTATTATCCCACACGCATACGGACTGAAGTTTCGTGTGTGAACTCCATATTTTTGAACTCTTCGTACAACCGCTTCTCGCATTTTTTGTTTAGTTTCGGGTGAGAATTGGCGTCCAGTAAGAGCATTAGACAGTTTTTCTCGGCATTTTTTAGTACGATGAGATTTAAGATGTTTATTTCTCACCTTCTCATTACACATTGCCGCCAACGTCAGTTCAGAAATTTTACTCCGTGATTTTTCGTCATGATGTTTTCCATACATTCCATTATTCTCTCCCCGATGCAATTCGGAAAATTTCTGTTTATATTCTGGTGTATTGAATAATACTTTTTGAGAGTACGCCCTTCGTTCAACAACATCACGGGGAATTACGCGGCCCATCAGCGTTTTTGAAATTTTTTGTTTTGTAATTCTATCTCTTGGTCCTTTTTTTATTGCCGAGCATTTCTTGCAATCACTGTTTCGTCTGATGGATAGAGATAATGCTTTTTTAGAAGAGAAAAAAACGTCTCTATTACAAACCGAACATTGTTTTTTGTACATCATAAATTAAATTGTCGCCCCCCGTATATCACTATCGGGGTAACGTACCTCGAAGATGCTAGGATCAACACTTGGATAGATGATTCCATTTTTGGTTGCCCCCGCGATGTCATATTCTACGTGAGAGTAATCGCCGTCAAACGCCGTCTTGTTGGTAATCTTCAATCCTACTATTGCTTGGACTCCATCGACCTTGGCAATCTCCAGTTGTAATTGGCTTGTGTTGATTGGTTGAGAGAAATTCCATTGATCGATATTGAAGAAGTCCTTCACTGCATTGAGACAATCTGACAGGACATCTTTCTTATTGAATCCTTTGAATACTGTAATGGTAAACTCTACGCCGACGTTGATGACATAGCCATCAATGAGATTTACACCATCAGTAATCATCTTGAACTGCTTCAGGTAAGTGATGAGGTTCGTAATCAAAGCCGAATTCGGGCGAGTCAGTTTCTTGTTTCCATCATAGGACAACACATAGATGTTGATTGCAAATGGATTGCTGATATCATAGGCGATCTTACGGAAATAGTTACCAACACTATTATCAGTGACCGTAGCAATATTATCCGTATTGACGGTTCCCACCAAAATCTTGTTGATGCCTACTTCCAACCCAGAATCCGTCACCACTTGAGCCTTGGCAATAGCCCCATATTTGGGTGGAAGAGAATAGACTCTGACCAAGTAATCGTTTTGAGTGACCGTTCTGTTCTGCCCACCAAAGTTTGCCATCGCGTTCAGTTTGATTTCGTCGTTGGTCTCTGGTCCCTTCCCACCGGTGCATTGATCTGGATTCGTGACCGCCAGTGAGTTCTTGACCGTCGTGATCAGATTGGCCTTCTCGGGCGTCAATCCAGCACTGGTGTTCTCAAAATCAACCATAACAACGTTTCGAACATCATTAGCAGTACAGTTGGAGGCTAGTCCTCCACCCACCAAGTACCGAATAGTCAAAACCGTATTGTTTGGTGCAATTCCATAACTCTCCTTCTTCAGGAAGTTACTTGGGTCGAGAGGAACATTCACTTTGTCCATATTCGTCAGCCCAACTCCAATCAAGTTAGGATCGAAGGTTACGATTTCGTCATTGATACCGTCCACTCCAGCGCCGAACTCAAGATAGGTAAGATTGTTCTCGTCTATGGAAGTGGTAAACCTACGAGAGGTTCGCAAATAGTTCAGGATGTAAGGCACCGAATCGCGGTATTGAGTCAACTCCCCTTCATACGATACATCATTCGGGACGGCAACCGGAACAAGTTCCTGTGCCAAATAGTCAACTTCGTACCATTTGTTGTTATCAGAATCAACAACATCCACAATCCCCAGCACATTAGATTCATCCAAATAGACCTTCATAAACTGAGTTGGGTCGCCAACGCTTACCTGTTTAGTCGTAATCTGGCCCGCTGAAATGATACCACTTTTCTTGATCAGGAAAAACTGTGGAGTGCCATCGGCATTGCGAGAATAGACTATATCCTCTCTTGGAGAAAGTAAAGTACTGACCGAGAAATCGACGTGTTGATTCAAAACGTAGTACGAACCATTGTTATTGGAAACCTGAGAATTCTCTTTGACAACAAGCATATACTCCGGATCAGGAATGTAGCTTCCGTAATCCGTTTCCAAAGCTGGACATAACTGATACAAATCCAATGGCCCAGTGGAAGCCCGCACGGGCTTTGGATGATATCCAAGATATCTGGCCAATGAAAGAATGTTCTTTCGCTCGGTAGCACTTTGAATCAAACCTTCTTTGAAAGCGTAATCTGTGTAATAGCTCAGTACGTCACCCACATAGGAAGCCATTTCAATGAACATCATTCCCGGTGCGGCGGGAGAAAAATCTTTGTAGGTATTGGGGAAGTAGGTCTTGGTGAAACTAATCAGGGCATCCCGCAACTGTGAAAAGTCACGGTTGATGTACCGAATGTCTTTACTGTTTGGCGCAAACGATTTCTGTACAGTTGAACTCATAGATTAGACTTTACCTTTATCGAGGTAGATTTCTACAACATCGCTCTGATTGATGGAGACGATTGTGTACTTCACTACAACGTATAGCTTATAAATATCACGTCCGTCCGTAGTTTCGTTGCCAGAGTAATATTTCGTGGTGATATCTTTCACCACAACACCCGGAATCCAACGAGAAACATCTTCACGGATGATATTATTGATCTTTTCAGGTACAACCTCGTCATTCTGCTCAAACACCACATTCCACAACCGACATCCAAATGTAGGTTGCATCCTGCGCTCGCCTGGAATGGTACGGAGCAGGTTTATTATATTCATCCTGATCTGGGTGTAGGAATCAAACGATTGATCAAAATATCCACTATTCGGCCCATTGCGAAGGGGCAGATTCAATCCCAGCGGAGTATTTTTGTAGGTCGGCATTTAGACTACTTTCCCTCTTTTTTTATCCACCAGTTTCATGAACTTGGAGTAATCTCGCGTGAGCGCTTCGGTCACGGCAGGCGGTGCATATTGTTTCACGTCATGAACAGAGACTCCTTGTGGAAGATCTGACAGAGGAATATGGTCGTCTCTCAATAATTGGGCTTGCGATACAGGGGAAGCCATAGGTATTTGGGGTCTCGCATTCCCCAAGTTCATAGTTGGCATATTTCTTACAAAGGCTGGCTCTTCCGAAACCCCCTCCTCCATCATTGGCATATCTGGCATATCCCCCGGCATTGCGACCCCAGCTTGTGCTGCCGCCATCATTGCAGCCATTCCCGCCGGTGCTCCGGTTCTTTCTTGAGCCGAAAATGGACGAGTTGCGTTCAAGATTTCATTCAATAGTGGATCTTTGGCAAGTTTCCTTGGCCCCACTGGTGCCTGTTGGCGCGGAGGTATTACTCCCGTTCCAGCAAACACTTCTCTCAGAGATTGCTTGAAAAGAGTTTCCTCATTTTGAGGAGGTTCTGGTTGTGGAGCAGAACGTTGCCTGACAGGAGCAGGTTGAACCTGCTCTTGGATTGGTTCTCGTTGTCCCATGAAGTTCTGAAAAACTTCAGCGATAGCATTCGGGAGTTCCCTGCGGATCTCTTCAGCTACAATTTGTCTTATCATGTGTGTGAGTTCGCTAGCTTTCATATGTGTCTATAAATAGTCGTGAAAAAAGTCATTATTGTTGCGGGCCTGTGAGTCCTTTCTTTACATCCTTATCACTAATCTTCGTCACCCCGCTACTCATGGACTCTGATTTTTTCCTATCCCCACCCCGCGATTCCAAATCGGCGATTTTTCTGTCGTTTTCTGCTATCTGATCTTTGGCGGCTTGATTCATTTTTTTTCTTTCGTCCACACCGTTCTCAACCTTTCTACCTGGATCCATTATTTTATGATTCATGGCAATCAATTCTGCCATTTCTGTCGTAAGCTGTTTTTTCTCCGCACTTGTTACGGAAGGTTTTTGGCCAGCTTTTGGACGATAGTTTTTCCCGTTGAACGTTCCCGGTGCTCCTGATCCACTTCCAACCATGATATTTGTTGGTGGGTTTGCCATATGCTTATTCCTTCAAAGCTTGACCATTATGGCCCTGTGCTAACCCTCCACCCGTAACGAATACTCTTCGACTCATTAAGGTATTGAGCTTGTCTCTCAGGGCAATCAACTTCTGAAGTTGAACTGGGGCTTGAGTTTGTGAGGGAGATTCCTTGCCAGCATCTACGTGTGCGTGTAAGTACCAATGAGTATGTTCAATTAACCAATTGCATAATTCATACATCCAGTTCACGGTCGTCTGACCTAGAAGAACAGGTTCATCGGTCACGTTGTACTCACCGAGATAAATGGCTGGAGAGTTAATGACAACTTTGTTGTTGGTTGTGAACACCATTTGCTCATGAGCATCCACCGTATATTCACTATCTGTCACGATTCCATATCGCTTTTTGGAGAAATGAAAAGTTTCTCCATAACGAGACGAAAGAACCAGCCTATCACTATTGATAACAATCTGGTCTCCGTTGAGAAATGGAAACTTGAAAGTCGTACATCCCGAAGGAGAAAAAGCCGATTGTTCTTCTGACCCATCTTGAAACATCCGTTTATTGCAAGAAGTCACCCATTTGCTAATGGTTTGCCCGCTCGTAATGTGAATGGATGACCCATCGTGATTGACATCTTCTTCCATATACCCGCCGACATTTTTCTCCATAACGGTTCCTGTTATAGCGGGGAGTTTTTTAACTGGCGGTTGAAGTTTCTGTCCCGCCTTTACCAGTGGGCGTTGGCGGTTCCTGATCAAAATCATTGGGTTCCCACCATCCTTGTAATCTACGTTCTTTGGGTCTCCCTTATCGTTGGCTCGGTTGCCATCGTAAGTGGTAAAGTGAATGGTTTGCCCGAATCGGCTTTCAATGAGAAAATCACCTTCAAACCGCCTGACCGTACGAATCTTGTTATTGGCAACATAGTATCGCCCCGCGACTCCCGCGTAGTCGATGCCTCCCTGAAACTTGGTCTGTGATTGTGGGCCTGCATACGGCGCGGCTGGAGTTTGATAAAGTTCCGTGTTGCCTCTACCACTGGTTGATGGTTCAATGCTAAAATCTAGATTGTTATGTGGCCAGTTCTTGAGATTGAGCTTGCGGCTGTAGAAAAGCTGACCACCATACGTAACCAGAAGAACGGTTTCATTCAGGAGAGGATATTCCGATAGGTTTCTTTCCAATGGATAAGCCCACCCCAGTGTATCTTTTTCCGCTGTCTGTTGAGAAGTCAAAGGACGCACAAGGGCTCGGCCAATCCAAGACAAATCCTTGTCGATCGGCAAGGCTTTCTTTCCTTCCAGATCTGCTGGCCATCGATCTGCATCCACGGAAGTATAGAGTTTGGATTGGTCAGTGAAGACGGGATGATTTTCATCGAGAACAACATCCAGAACCACTCCCATTTCCAGTTCGTAGAACTCTTCTTGCGAACTTCCTCGGCCAACTGTTTGACTCGTTGCCAAGCCAAAGTTTTCTAGGGCTCGAATGTTTTTTCCTTTTTCTCTCCAGAATGCCATAAGGTTATTTGCTTGAAGTGGTAGGAGGGACAATGACCACGGGAGCCTCTACTTCTTTTTTGACTTCGCGTACCTCTCGCATCAACTGGTCTTTGTCTGCTTCAGATAAGCCAGTGCCTTCACCGCCCGTAACTTCGATTTGAGTGGATTGGAGCCGTTGGAGAATCGCCGCGAGTTTTACGAGCTGTTCGTCGTTCTTAATACCTGTTTCGATCAACCCTTTGAGTTGCGGAACGAAGTTCAAAGCAGACGTGGCATCTTTGATATGATTCCTCATATCACTGTACAACATATCCACTTGATTCTTCTTGGCTTCAGAACGCCCGAGAATATCCCGACACAAATCACGGAAGGTCTTCCCGTCGCAAATATCGAAGTCCATATCACTCATAGTAGTACATAAATAGGCAGTAACGCTCACTTTGAGCGTCACCAAGTTCACATTTTATATATCGGTTAGACTGCGTATTCCTTCGCAAAACGTCTCAAGGAAGCCACGGTGCTTTAGCGAGTGGGTAGTTCATTTAGATATACCATATCAAGAGATCACCCCCGTATCAATCACACCTTCATTTTGATATGAATCTCTTATCCTATCGTGATAAGTTTTCATTCTATTCAATATTTTTGTTATCTGCTGTGTCTTACACATTGCCATCTCTCGGATGTAGAGATAAAGCGCCTTCTTGTTGTAGGCATCAATCCTATCCGAACTGCGAAATAACTCAACAACAGCGTTGGCAATGTTGAGGTCTCTTTGCTTCGTGAAGATTTTATTGACATTGTTTTCCCAGAACTCAACAATCAGGCGTATGAACTCCGCCATCTCTTGCTGGGCATAATGCTTATCGCTGTGTTGAAGTTGAATGGTATGTTCATTCCTCTCCTCGCTAATCTCGATGTTCTGATTGAACTTTTTGTAGTTGGTATTGTTGAGCAGGATCAGGTAATGCTTGGCAATGATAGAAAAATAGGAAAATGCTTTTCCTTTGGCCTTTCGATACTTGTGCATGTTGGCAACCAAATGAGTAAGGCATTCCTTTTGTACATCCTGTGGACCAGTCTCGAAATAAGAGAACTTGAAGGTGTTGAAGACATTTTCTACGAGCTTCTGGAAGGGATAATGAATCCTCTCACGGAAGAAGTGCTCCCTCTTCTCGATATCTTCTTCATTGTTATAAGCAGTAATGGCGTCTTCGGTATCCTGAGTGAAGTACATTCTACTCGGATTTTTAGATCGACGCTTTCGCTTTTCTTTGGGTTTAACCAAAACGACCGGGACAACTTTCGGAAAGTGGTGATGCTTTTTCTTCTTCCGTTTCGTTGTATGGATTGAACGAGCCTTAACCTTCTTCCGAAGGTTCTTTTTTAGAGGCTTGCGGGAATGTTTTTTCTTTTTAACGTAACGGGGTTTCGTTTTCCTCATAGAGTCATTGAGTCCTCTGATTCAATTTCTCGATAAGGTCTTTCATCTCCTTAAAAATTGCTCCTACTTCATCATCTGATTCAAACAGCCCTTTGTCATTGAGAGATGTCGCGAACGTCCCTCGTTTGTCGATGGACTGTATATTAGAGAGAGTTGTTTCCACGTCTTGCTTGAATTCCAAAATCCATTCCTC